ATTGGGCATCCCCTACTATAGATTCCAAGGCATACCGTGCCACCAGTAAAGGTACGACAAGCGCGCTTGTAACGGGCGTTGGAAATACAGGAAATGAATTAACGCCCGCGGCGTGGATTCAGTATCATTATACTAGCGATTGTCGTCCCGGCATTGTTTTATCATGATTATAAAAGGAGTTAAATTGTGGCTATAAAATACAATAGTAATTATCACGGAACAATTCCATTTTCAGATGTAGCGCGGCAAGTAGCACTTGCGGCAAATACAAGCCAAGCGATTACCATACCGGGTACTGCCACAACATCATATCAGGCATTGTTTTCATATAATCAAGTTTCAAATGTTTTTGTATCGGTTAATACAACAGGCACTGTACCTGCGGGTGGCACGACTGGCACAGAGCAATACAATGAATTTAGACCATGGAAGAGATATGTGAAGGGTGGTGACGTGTTACACTTGATTAGCCCTGATGCGGGCGGCGCATATGTTGGCGTAAGCTTAAGACAACTACAGGGATCGTAATTTAAAACCACGTTGACAGGGAGTTGGCGCGATGGTAGAAACAATCAAAATCAGCGAGATGACGTCCGCTGGTGATTTTACGCTTGATCAAATAGCCCCGGTGCTATCTAGTGGCGCAAACCGTCAAGCCTTAGTCCAGTTACAATTTTCTGCAACGGGGAATACCGCGCAACGCCCTGTGTCCCCGGCAAATCCTACCATAAGATACAATACCGATTTTGATCAATTTGAATTCTGGGATGGCACCATTTGGCAGCAAATTGCAGGAGATGCAGATGTTTCTGTTTTAATCGCGCGTCTTGCCGCTCATACGATTGGTGATGGGGCGTCAATGATTGGTCTTCAAGATCAAGGCGCCGTATCTGGTAAAACCGTGCAAGATTTAGCAAATGCATCCTTATTAGTAAAAACGGGTACGTCCGCACTTGTAAATGGCTTTGCATTATCATCACTTAATTCGGGCTTCATGGTTGTAACAACAGCCACAGGTGATTTAGTGGCGCGCACAATTACAGGTGGGCCAAATCAAATTACAGTAACAGATGGCACAGGAATTTCGGCAAATCCTGAAATATCAATTGCCCCAAACCCAGAATTGTCGGGCACGGCGTCTCTTACCATTCCCACCGGAACCACGGCACAAAGACCATCCATTCCCACTGATGGGATGATACGCTACAACACATCATTAAATTCCTTTGAATATTACGACCTAAACGCGCTTGCATGGATACAACCCTTATCTGTTGGCACAGGTGTAACCAGCGTATCAGGCACGGCAAACCGCATAACATCCACAGGCGGCACTACCCCCATAATAGATATATCGGCAAGTTATGTGGGTCAAAATTCCATTACAACGCTTGGAACAATAGCGACAGGCATATGGCAGGCAACAACGATTAGCACAATTTATGGAGGCACAGGGTTAACATCGTATGCGCAAGGCGATTTATTGTATGCAAGTGCGAGCAATGTGTTAAGTGTGTTAGCTAAAAATGCAAGTGCTACACGTTATTTATCCAATACAGGCACAACAAACAATCCCGCATGGGCACAAGTAGATTTATCAAATGGCGTAACGGGTAATCTTCCCGTCACAAATCTAAATAGTGGCACGAGTGCAAGCGCCAATACCTATTGGTCTGGGGCTGGAACATGGACTACGCCTGCTGGCACGGGGGTTACATCGGTATCTGGAACGGCAAATAGGATCACATCTACCGGGGGTAATACGCCGGTAATAGATATATCCGCTTCCTACGTTGGCCAGTCTTCTATAACTACTTTGGGCACAATTGGTACAGGGGTATGGCAGGGAACGGTATTGGGTAGTACCTATGGTGGCACAGGAGTCAATAATGGCTCAAGCACAATAACTATCGGTGGAAATCATGTTCTAAGCGGTGCATTTTCAAGCACTTTTACATTCTCAAATACCACAAACGTGACCTTTCCGACCTCAGGAACATTGGCCACGACATCGCAAATTCCCACGGGCGCAGCCCTTACAAAAGGCGATGACACAAATGTCACATTGACTCTTGCGGGATCACCAACAACGGCCTTGGTAAATGCAGCATCTATTACGGCGGGATGGACTGGCCAGTTGGGATTAACGCGCGGTGGTACAGCGGCAAGTTTAACTGCAAGCAATGGAGGCATCGTATACAGTACGGCAAGTGCTTTAGCAATATTATCAGGTACGGCAACTGCGGGACAAATGCTACAATCAGGCGCAACGGCCGCACCTACTTGGTCTACATCAACTTATCCCACGACCAACGCTGTTAATACATTGCTTTATGCATCCTCTGCAAATGTCATGGCAGCATTACCTACCGCAAATAGTTCGGTGCTTGTGACATCTAGTGGGGGCGTGCCAAGTCTTAGCACTACATTGCCTTCAGGGCTTGCAGCTACAAACTTAACACTCACGACTCCCGCTCTTGGAACGCCATCAGCCGGCGTCTTGACTAATACTACAGGCGGCGGCGGTCTTAGAAGTTTTCAAATATTTAAAACGGGAACGGCAGCTACATACACTAAACCCGCAAATGTCACCAGTATTTTGGTGCAAATGGTTGGAGGCGGTGGTGCCGGAGGTGGTGCTGCCGCTGGAGCTTCTGGTGTAGCTGCGGGAGGCGGTGGTGGAGGAGGTGGATATGTGGAGAAATTCATAGCAGCGGCTTCAAATACATATACATACACAGTAGGAGCAGGTGGAACAGTAGGAACTGCTGGCAATAATCCGGGAAATGATGGTGGGAACACGACTTTCAGCGGGCTAACCGATGCTGCTATAGGGGGTTCAGGCGGGAATGGGATGGCGAGTACATCTACAGTCGCTGCGAAAACGTCACTTGGTGGGCTTGGTGGGGATGTAAACCCAACAGATACATTAGCGATATCTGGTGGAGCTGGACAGACAGGTATTGTTACACTTGGGGTAGGCGCGTCTGGGAGTGGGGGATATAGCCAATTTGGTAGTGCATCATTGCCTCGTGCTGTTTCTGCGGCGGGGGTGGTTGGTGTTGGTTTTGGTTCTGGTGGCTCAGGTGGGTTTACATTAACGGCAACCGACAGGTCGGGTGGTGCAGGTGCCGCTGGATTAATCATAGTATGGGAGTTCAGCTAATGCAATCATTTATCAAATATCACAATTGGAATACAGATTTATATCGAAATGGAGCGAGACTTTGGGGATTAGTGACACCATTTGAAGTCGCGCGAGATTCGTTCATCCAGATATCCGGTTATGCAAATATTCGTCACAAAGGAAATCCTAATGTGGTAGTCGGTCTTAGTTCAAGATTAGGAATTAGAACGACTGAAACTTTATCAGACTTTGATAACCATGCATTATTTCCAGCAGGCACGCAACCCGGAAGCTGGGATTCAATTGGCTTTAAATGGATTGATGGCGCAAAAGATGGAAAAAATATTTTAAATCAATCTCAGCATTATGAAACGCTCTTATTAAATGGGGCTTTGTATCTTGGCGCTGGCGTGTATAGGATAGAGCCTTATTTATTCGAAATGTCTGGTTTAGCACCTAATATTGATGGAATTACATGTGTTAATGTCGATACAAATCAAGCGGAAAATGATACATTTGGATATCTGTCTGTCATAATTACAACAATTGATGGGGATTAAAATGGTTGCAAATGATACTAAAAAAAATATTGAAGTTCGTGAAGGGCGTGAAAATTATGCAGGCCATGATGAACTTATCGAGCGCGCGAAAGTTACGGGTAAATATGGCGTGCGTACTGATGCGGCTGCGGAAGGTGTTGGATATTTAGGTATGGATGATATTGATAGGATGAGACGGCGTAAACTGAAGTAATAAATTAAGGACTATTGATGAGTCTTATTTCAAGTTTAATTATTAGCAATCTTATTAAGGCTGTAGAAGAAGAATTTCTTAAACATGAACCTGAAATGCAAGATAAGATTATTGAGGAAATGCAAAATCTTATTAGTGAGGCAATGTCATGGGTTCGAGGTAAATTGGAGGGTAAAAATGCCGTTAGTTAAGGGAGCAAAAGCTAGGACTCGCAAAGGCTTTTCTGATAATGTAAAGCGTGAAATGGAAGCATTATTCTCTAAATCCATGACTAATATGCTTAAGGTGTTCTAAACTATGACAATTTGGACAAAGAACTTCAAGGTTAGACATATCGTTGTTATTGCGATTTCTATCCTTGTGGTGTACTCCAAGTATGCGTGGTTCAATATTATATCCACACCGATTGCAATGATTAATCAATTCACGACGAATCATTGCTTTTCTTACTGTAGTAAAAGAAGGTTTAAATATTTCTTTAGAGGCTTTACTAACACAAGACTTGGAGCAATATTTACGATCTTTACATGGAGAGTCCATAAATTTTTTGTGGCAATGATAACAGTGAAATTCCTTGGTTCCTCTCCATTCCAAAGTTTGACTTTTATAATAACATTTACGAGAACAATATTTGGCTTTATTTACTCTGCACGAAATATGCTCAAATTCGTTTTTACATATTGTGCAATGAGTTTTAATTTTGATTCTCTCATTAAGTCCTTTGCATTTATTACTGCAAAATTTAGCAGATTCTTTTCTATTGTTAGCTACAGTAAATTTAATTTTGCAGTTTTTACATATAATCTCTATTCTATCAGTAGATCGTTTTTTTCTAGGAGAATTCATAATGCCACTTAAAAAAGGAAATTCAAAAAAAGTTATAAGCGAAAATATTAAAGAATTGAAGTCTACCGGAAAATACCCACAAAAACAAGCCGTGGCCATCGCATACTCTGAGGCAGGCGAGAAGAAAAAAAAGAAAAAGTAAAAGATTTACACGGAATGTAAATAAACGGCATAATTATAAGGAGATTTCACCATGCCTATTACTAGTATTTTGCGCAATTTTGATGGCGATCCAAACATCGTCACTATCGTAACAACCGATGATTTAGCAACCATCACCACCACGGGTTATGTCACAACCCAACTTGATGAGATTGAAGCCCTTCAAAATGGCGAGTTTCAATGGGCGGATACGGATATCGTCTTGATGTCCTATTCACCGGGCTTAGTAGGGTTTTTCACCTATGATGCAACTAATGCCACTTTTGACGAGCTAGACCCTACTGGCGGCCTATCCAATACCCTCCAAAACGGCGATATATTTGTCGGTAATGGCGCAAACGTAGCAACAGGCGTTGCACCATCTGGCGATATTACATTATCTAACACAGGCGTTTTTGGTATTACCGCGGGCGCTATTGTCAATGCTGATATCAATGCATCTGCTGATATTGCATATAGCAAATTAGCAGCTCTCCCATCTGGCGACCTATTGGTTGGAAGCGCTGGAAATGTCGCGACCGTTCGAGCTATCACAGGCGATGTTGTAATTGGCAATACCGGGGTAACCGCTATTTCAGCCGGGGTAATTGTCAACACTGATATTAATGCCGCGGCCGCAATAGACTTTAGTAAGCTTGCAACTCTAGCGTCAACTAATATTTTAGTTGGTAGTGCCGGTGGCGTTGCGACATCCACCGCGGTTACGGGGGACGTGACCATAGGCAATACGGGTGTTACCGCAATTGGTGCTAATAAAGTATTAAGTTCTATGGTTTCCCCGCTTTTAATGAAGTATGCAACAGTCGCTGTTTCTGCCGCTGAATTTAACGGCGCATATGCAGCACCCAAGCTATTATTAGCTGCACAAGGCGCTAATACTCTAATAGTTTTACACCGCGCAGTATTGGCCATGACATTTGTATCAGCAGCCTATGCCGCGGGAGGCGTGGTCGGGATTCAGTATGACTCCACGGTTCATGGCGCAGGTGTTGCGGCATCTACAACCGAAGCGGCGGCAGATTTTTTTGCAGCAGCTAGTACGGCATTTCAATTTGAAGGCGTGTCTGGCAATACTGTGGCTATTTCACCATTCACAACATCTGTCAATAAAGCCTTGTATTTAAGTAACTTAACACAGGCATTTACTACAGGTGATAGCACATTTGTTGTACATTTGTGGTATAGCGTTATCCCAACCGTATAATTACTTTGCGCCCTTTATTGGGCGCATTATTTATGGAGGGAAAATGGATATAAAGGATTGGATTAAACGACATGAGGGCTTTAATTCTCATCCATATTTTGATTCGGTTGGTAAACTTACAATTGGGTGGGGAAGGAACATTGAGGATAATGGTATATCGAAAGAAGAGGCCGATGCTCTTTTCGAAAATGACTTTGATGCCGCGGTTAATGACTTGATGCGTTTTGATTGGTGGGTAATGCAACCCAAAAGCGTGCAAGATGCACTTATTAATATGAGATTTAATTTAGGACTGCATCGTTTGTTAGGTTTTACAAAAATGATTCAAGCCTTGCAAGAAAAAAATTATAGCAAAGCCGCACAAGAGGCTCTTGATAGCCGCTGGGCGAAGCAAGTTGGTGATCGCGCTAAGGATGTGGCGCTTATGATAAGGGAAGCGGATGCCTCTACAACCCGAACAGATACTTCAGATTAATTTAGTAAACTGGTTTAATTATGAATTTCCAGAATTAGAAGAATGCCTTTTCCATTTTGCCAACGAACGCAAATGCTCTATACAACAAGGCGCGATATTAAAACGCATGGGTGTAAAGCGCGGCGTTAATGATTTATTTCTTTGTATCCCGCAAGAAAATAAAGCAGGACTTTGGTTAGAACTTAAAGTCGATAAAAAAAAGCTAACCAAAGAACAAATTGATTTTGGAAAACTTATGTCCAAAAATAATTACCGAGTTGCTGCCGCATGGACTTTGGAAGAGGCAAAAGATGTGTTTATGCACTACTTGAAGTATTACATTGCAAATAGGAAG